CCAGCAACTCTAGGTACTAATGTATAATCAACAATCACATTTGTGCTATCATCTCTAATAGTCATATATGCACTTGATACATAATCTCTAGGTATTATAGAAAATTGATTTGTTGTAGTTGGGTTAAATAAAATCATCACTTATATAACGTATAAAAAACACTTATTTGTAAAAACAAAAAAAAAGCACCCTAAAAAGAGTGCCTTTAATTATAACTAAATATATATTAGTTTGGTACTATCACATCATCTGAAACACTTGGTGCTGCATTTAAAAATAATGGTGCTGTTTCTTCCATACCCTCTAGAACAAGAGTAAAGCCTGATAAATCTCCAGCAGCTGCTCCAGTTACAACAGTTCCACCAGTTACTTCCATTCCATTTTCTATTCCACAACCAAAGAAATTTCCGTAATAATCTTCAACAATTACATTGGGTCTAGATACAGCAATTTGTTGTAGTTGCTGTTGTGTAAGTGCATCTAAATATGTAAGTGTTAAATTTAAAGTTTGTGTATAAAAAGTTGTTCCATTCTCTCTAGATGATGTTACAGCTGTTTCAAGGCTTGAATTACCTTTTACTTCATACTTAAACCAATCGCTATCCCCTCCAGCAATATAGCTTAGAGTTGATATACCAGTTGCAGCATCAAAAGTAACCTGGTCTATATTTCCAAAGTCTAGGAAATAAATATTCTTTATTCCGCCAAAGGCAGATTTACAAGGAAGACTTCTCCCCTTAGTTATTGTACATGGCATAATTTTATGTTTTAAAAAAAAAGGGCGAGTAGATATATTCCACCCACCCTTTTAAATGATTAATTAATTGTTTAGGCGTATTCTACAATATCAGAAGAAATTCCAAACTGAACAGCTGAGGTAAATCTCATTACCATTCTTACATTGTTCGATGCATCCAAATCACTCATATCTAGCACTTTGACTTCTTGAGTTGAGTTAAGAAGTCCAGTTCCGAAATACAAGTTAGAGCGTTGCGCTGCATACATTTTGTTTGCACTCATTCCTGGGCATACAAATATTTTAACTCCGTTTACTGTCAAACTTCCGTTGTTCCACCACTGAGTTCCCATATTAGCTACACCATTTGCACCCAAACCATTTGCACCAAAACCTCCTAGGGCCTGTACATATAGTTTTGCTGCCTCTTGGCCTACATATAAGAATAAATCTTCTTTTCCATAAAGTGCTGCTGGAATTGCATCAACTACCTTAGAAAGTTCATCAATAATGTTTGCAGATGTAAGTGTTGTTGCAGTTACTTGTTGTGCTGCTGGAATATCTCCCGCTGCTGCTGCTGCTGCAATTAGTTTTTCAAAACCATCAAAAGAATTGCTTGTTGCTGCTGCTGTATCGCCTCTCCAAATACATAGCTCTGTATTCTGTGCAACTTCCGATGCTACATGTGCAATAAGGAAATCAGAAAATTTTGGTGGCAATGTTTGCCCTAGGCCATATCCCATTGATTGAGCCTCCCAGTCATTAACGAAATCATACTTACAAAGTTGTAGATTAATTTGTAGTTCTTTCGGTTCCAATGTACGCTCTGTCAGTGTGATAGTAGACGTTGGGTCAAAATCACATGTTGCAGATTTTACAAGTGCATCAGTTGCTAATTTTTTGATAACTTCTTTAAAAGCGATGTTTGCCTTTACTGTTAATCCACCATCATCAATAGTACTTGCTGAAAGCAAAGCTGCTGCGATATATTCGCCAGCAAATTCTCCCGCATAACTTGTCGTGATATTTGTCGTAGTTGCTAAATTTACGTTTCTTTTTTTCATTTTATTTATTTAATTTGTTTAATACTCTATCTAAGGTTGTGTTAAAATTACCTTTTGCAAATTCCATTTTTGTTTTTTGTGGTGTTTTTGCTTCGGGGTTGTGTTTAATTGGTTTTCTAGCTGCTGAAAGTTCTTCTTTATTTTCTTCTTCTTTCACATCCATATCTGAAAACTTCTTTTTAAGTTCTTCAATTTCAGTTTTTACTTCTTCAATAACTGGGGCTATAACTTCAACAACTGCCTCAATAATTGCCTCAACTTCTGTAGCAACTTCTTCAGGTACATCAGTTTCAATAGTTTCTTCTTCTAGGTCTTCGGTTGTTTCTTCTTTGGCTGGAACCTCATCAGATACAGAGCGTACATCAGCAATAATACCTTCTTCCTCAACAACTACTAGGCGGCCATCTTCTAGGATATATTCTCCTACTGGCATTGCCACTTTTTCATCATCAGTTACGATAAATATTTCGCTTCCTTTTTCAAAACTTTCAGCTGTTACCAACGTTCCGTTTTCTAGCTTTTGGTCTTCAAGTTTTACCTCGATGTTTAAAAGCGTTCTAATTTGATTTAACATTTTTGTTTTTTCCATACTATTTATATAACGTTTATTAATTTACTTTTTGCATTTTCAGTCTGTTCTTGTTATAACTCCAATGCCCTGGGCTTGCATAGAACCATCGCAACACTCACTTGAGTATGTATTTGTATTCCAACAAAGGCAGCCACGAGAACCGCCAGTAGGCGATGTCCTACTAGGTATAAAGGTTTTATTTTTGTTGTTTTTTTGCATTAATAGTTTCTAAATTGTCTTACTGCACTTTCAAATTCATCTGATAAAGTTCTTAGCCTGGTTAATTCCTCAGAGTACCCATCAATATTTGGAAATATTTCGTTTGCATCAAGCCCTAGCTCATCAGCTTTTGCTCTTATGTTTTGTATTGTTTCTTCATCTTCAGCAACATCATCATAATAAATAATATTTTCGCTATTATTAACCAATACGTCTTTTAATAAAATATAAGCCTCATCAAGTTTATCAAATTGTTGAGGTATAAATTCATCAAGCAAATATTGTAGTCTGCCAACTTCTTCCTCTAGGTTATCATAATCGTAACTAATATCATCTATTAAACCCAGTGCCACCTTTTGCTCTTTAAGGTCTACTTTTTTGTTTGGTAGTTTGCTATAAACTTTTTTTAAATTTGTTTTCATAATTTACTTTTGTGTTATAATTGTTTTAATTTTACTCAATAAGTGTTCGGCCATTTCTTCTTCTATTGCCTCTTTTGGTGCTTCCATTTTATCTGCAAAATAGCCCTCGATAGAAAATCCTTTTACTTTTTTTGTTTTTACAAATTCATTCCAAACTTTATCGTTGTTTACTTTAACACTACCAACCCAGGTTCCCACGGGAACATCCAAACCATACAATGCAGTTTTATCTTTGGCCTTATCTTCTACTATCCAACTTTCGACAAGCGTTAAACCATTAAGGGCTTTTGCATGTTCTAGTGTTGAGTTACTTTGGTTGCCATTTTGTAAAAACATTTGCGATGCCTTTTCTATTGTTTCTTTTGAAAAGTATATGTAATAATCTCCCTCGCTACCATTTCTATATATTGGTTTGTTTGGTATTAACAAAGGCCCCATAAGTATTTTCTTTTCCTTATCTACCTCTGCTAATTTTATTTCCTGGTTTTTAAGCGCAACAAAATCACTTTCAATAGCTGGGCTTTCGACTATTGAGATAGCCTCTACTCCAGTATTAATTTCTTCCTCATCTAAAATAAGTTCTATTATCTTCATAAATATATAACGTGTTTAGTTTTTAATTTTGCATTTATCCAATACTTGCACCCTCAATAATATTCCTGTCCATTTCCTGGGCCGTTGTTACATCGTTACTCACGACGTATGCTCGAGATGGCCTTTGTGTTTGGCTACCTATTGCATCTGCTAATTGTGTTTCTCCACTTGCACCAACTATATTAAATGCTGGTGGTTGAGGTGCAGAACCACCACCAGTTGGTGCAGTTGGTGTATTCCCACTTCCACCGCCACCTTTTACTGTAGATAATATATTTTTAGCTTGTGATACAGCTCCTAATACTGCTGCTATTTGTGATGCATAAAAAATTGGAAATGCAAATGCTGCTGCTGGCCCTGTGCCTTTAGCACTTTTTTGTGCTATGTCTAATGCATTAATAAAACCCATACCAGTCCCAATAGCAATCTCTGCTAGTGCAGCGCCTTTAGATGCAGCAGTACCTTTTTCAAATATATTACCTATCGCACCTACTGCATTTGCAACCTCACCAGTTAATTTATTTTGTAAATCTGCTTTTGCTTGAGCTATTTTTTTATCATCTTCTAATTTTTGTTCTTTGTTATCTTTTTCTTCTTGGTCAAGTTTATCTTGTCTTTCTTTATCTTGTTTATCAAATTCTGCTTGTTGTTCATCTTCCGCTGCTTTTTGTGCTGCTTTTAATTCTAGTATTTTTATTGAATTAGTACCATAAAATTCTGCTGCTAGAGCAATTTGCTCATCATAATCTTCTTTAATTAGCCTTAATTTTTCTGCACGTTCTTCTGCCTCTGTATCAATTAAACCTTTTCTTATTCTTTCAATAGCTTCAAGCCTTGCTTTTTCTGCTGCTTCTGCTATTTTAGTTGCTTCATCTGCTGCTTTTTTTGCATCTTCTTCACTTGTATCTTTTACTGCATCTGGTAATTCTGCTATTTCAATATTTAATAATCTATTTTCTAAATCAGTTATTTCTTTTTCTTTAAGCCTAATAGCCTCTTTTTCTTCTTCTGTAATTTCAGAAGCTTGGTCTTTTGTTTTTACAAAGGCTTGTGATATGCGCTCCCAAATAGTTAATTTTTTAGCATCAACTTCTAATTCTTGTTTTTGTAACTTTAAATTAGCTATGCTATCTAGTATTTGTTGTTTTTGTATGCCAACTAAAATTTTTCTTTTAGCAATTAAATCATCAACATTTTTGCCTTGCTTTTT